TTGGACGCTGCCTACTGCGCAGGGTTCGAGCCAAGCTCGGACACGCTCACAGACGAAGCCCTGTATCAGGAGGCACAGGCTTACTTAGAGATTTCAGTAACTTTTTAATAACCAATTTTTAACAGTTTTAAATCATGGAAGCAACAATGAATTCCACAGCAACCCAACAGGGGTTGAACGAGGTTGTTATCAACCGTGTTCAGAGAATGATTGACGGCAAAGCCGTCGGAGTACAGGCAACAATGGAACGCCTCATCAACGAGGGACGTATCGCACAGGACTATATCGCCCCGCTCGGCGTGAACCTCCGTGCGCAGGGCGAGGTTCCTGTTATCAGCTTCAACGGAGCTACCGAGAAGCTGATGATGAACATGCCCGACGGAACGTTCGAGATGCACGACAACGCAATCGCTCAGATTGCCGACCGTATGGGCATTCCGCAGCGATACCTCAGACAGCTTGCCGGGGGTAAGCCTTGGGCTGTGAACCTCGCCGCCACAATGCTCAACGAGCACAGCGGTTGGACGCAGCGCAGCCGAGTTCTCGTGAGAACCGTCGGCACACAGGTTCGCGGTATATTGAGCGACAGCTACCGCCGCCTGAACAGCGTTGAGATACTGACGGCATTCGTACAGGAGGCTTCGGCTCAGGGCGCAGTTATCTCGGACGCATACATGAACGACACCAAGGTATGGGCTGAAACCATACTGCCGCAGCCGCTCGTTGTTCCGACAGCGAAGAACGGCGACGTGGTTATCTTCGCCGGGGCAAGGTTCAGCACCTCGGACTATGGCGACGGGGCTGTTGACATGCGGGCATTCCTGTTGAACGGGGCTTGCCTGAATGGTATGGTTCGCGAGAGCGTGATGAAGCAGGTTCACCTCGGTTCCAAGCTCCCCGACAACCTGCAGCTCTCTCAGCAGACCTACGAGCTTGACACGAAGACCACCGTGTCAGCCGTGAGCGACCTGACGAAGGGCTTGTTCAGCCGTGACAACCTCATGCAGAAAGCCTACGAGATACAGGGCGCAAGCGAGATGGAGGTTGACATGGCTCAGGAGCTCCACCGCCTGACCCGTGACGGCGGGCTGTTGAAGCAGGAGGGCAAGGAGGTAGAAAAAATCCTCATGCGCAACAGCCCCGAGGACGGCGTACAGGGCGCAGCCACCCTTTGGAAGCTGACACAGGCTATCACAGCCCACGCCCGAGACCTCACGCCTGAGAGAAGCCGTGAATTACACGAAATCTCGGGCGCACTCCTCAACCGTGTTAAATTACAGGCATAATCATTAATCGCCCGGCACACGCCGCCAAAATAAGCGACAGCGGGTGCCGGGCTTAAATAGTCAATAACGATGAAGACATCAACTACATTTCGTATCGTACAGTCCGCAGGACAGGCGGGGTACAGATGCACACGAGTGCTGTTCAGCAGCGACAACCGGGAAGAAGCGCAACGCCGCTTCGAGGAACTCTACGAGGAGGCACATGACCGCCTCGGCTCTTTCTGTGAGCGACGGGGAGCGGTCGAGATTACCGCCGCCGACTATGAGGAATTGGATATTATCACGCTCGACGAGTTCACAGCCGACTATGGCACATCGACCGAAACGGTTGAGCTCGAGGAGGAAATCTTGTAAGGTTATGGCACAGTCAGAAGCATTGAAACGATACAGGGAGCTGTCAAACGAACAGCCCGCCGGGGGTGATTACTTCTTTGCGTTCAGCAAGGAACAGTTTCAACAGGGATATGACGGGCTCGTGAACAGAGGCGTTATCAAACAGGGCGAGAAGATCTGCTCGGCGGGTAACGCCCTGTTCGGCACACGGGCGGGGCTTGACAAGATGTTCGAGTTTTACCGCCAACGACGTGAACGTATCAGCCGGGAGTGCGACCCGCAGGTGGTATATGACTTCGAGTTCGCCAACTACGAGTGTGAGATAGACTACGACGGCGACGCTAACGCCATGAAGCATGTTATCGAGACGTTCGGGATTGACAGAGCCCGGCAGGTGACGAGGCGTTGCGCCCTCTACTCATTGGAGGCGTTACAGGCTGACAACGGGTAACCTTTCGATAACACTGTTATAACGGTGTTATAGCATACTTATAACACGGAATAACGTAAAGAATAGAAAGGTATAGAATAGAAAAGAATAGAAAAGAAATATATAAAGAAATACTAACGTATTTCAGTCCACCCGCCTGTTATGACTTTGGAGGAAATTTCGCCCCCACTGTCAGACACAGGCATAAAACAGTAACAGAGTATGGCGAAAAAATCATTCAAAATCAGGGCGCACTACGTGTTCCCCGTTGAGTTCAGCGTTCAGGCGCACACCCGCCAAGAGGCGGAGCAGCTCGTTCAGGAGCGGTGCGCTGTGACAATGGTTACCACAACAGGCTCAGCCGATGAGCGTGTGAAAATCGTAAAGGTATCAGACATCGGCGAGATAGTAATCAGCCGCAGGGCGGCGCAACAGCAGGAGGGAGAGGAATGAGCGACGAGCATATCTATTGGGTGTCGTTCCGACAGCCTCCCCTGCCGGGGGATGAGCGCACGGAGTTTTTCTTTCACAGCCTGTCGGCGATATACGAGATGTTCACGGCAGATCAGGTCGGCTGCAAGGTCGCCCGGCTATGGAATATCGGGGTATCGAAAGGAACGCCGTATGTTGGGAAGCTCTGCACAGTCTGCCGGGCAAGCATACAGCGCAAAGCGCAGAAACGCCCAAATTCAGCCGATAAATCTGAATGCGTAAACTTACAGCAGGAAGAAAAGAAAACGCCACATACGGCGAATTCGAGATAAATAACTATATTCGTGAACCCACTAAAACACTAACAGGTATGGGACAACAGACAAAAAAAATCGAGGTCTCCGAGCGTGTTGACAAGCCAACACCGAATGGCGGAGACTACTCGATTGCTTATTTCTACGATAAGGACAGACAGCCCTGCAGCAAGGCGGACGCTGTGTATATCGACATCGTTGAATACACGAAAGACGGGAAGCGAGTGAACGAGGCACACGGGCGTGTGTCTTAGAACTTGCGGAACCGCTTCGATAACTCCTTAGACAGCTCACTCAGAAATCGCTCTCGGTTGGGGGCGATTTCTTTCATTCTTGCCCGGTTGTTCATGAACATAGACATACTGTCGCAAAGGTCTTCACGGGGGTGTTTCTTTGAGTACTCTGTCACATATTCAACCACCTTACCACGCCCCTGTTTAGCAAGCTCAATATCAGCCATAACAGCCGCCCGCCACTCAGCCGACAGAGATATCTTGTCGCCCTTGTCGATAACGTGTGTGGCTTCATGGTAGATAGACTGTTTGAAATCCTTTAAATCATCGGCTTTCAACGGCGACCAATAATGTATGCGCCCGCCGTCCGTGGCGAGAGATACGAACCCCGGTGTATTATATGCCACCGCCCAATAACTGTCCTGTGGGTTCTGATATTTAGTCATGAATCCGACACTCTTTATGCCGTCACGCAGGAAGCGTGGCATTTCGCTGACAACACCGCTTGCGGTCACAGCCGAGAACGGCTTATCTGATTTAGACAGTCCGAGGGGGTACAGGAACTCCTTGCCCGCAGCGTCTTTCACGGCTATCATGTCAAACGTCTTGCCGTTGATTTCCATACTGCGGCGCAGCCCTGACATCGTCATGGTGTCGTCTATCAAGCCCCAACTCTGTAGGTCGGCGAACGCTATGTTCCCTGATACGGTTTTTATCTGATTGTACATCATCGAATATTCGATGTCGGACAGGTTGTTGTACAGAGCACTGTCGTCCATTATGTTCCAAATGGCGGCGAGGCGTGGGTCACGGTCGCGATACTCACCGAAGTAAGGCATTACCTCTTTGAGCATAGGTTTATGTATCGCCGTTGAAGCCTGTTTTTCGTTGAACGCCGCTGTGACGTACCCCGTGTTGTCTGACATGAAATACGGGAGGCTGTTCGCCTTGACTATGCGGGCGGCGTTGTCCTGTACCCATGACTTGAAATCCTCAGGGACATCATCAACCCTGTTGACGCTTTCTCCGTCGAGCTCCTCGCCGTTGAGAATCTTGCGGGTGTCCTCCTCGAGTTCCTCAGGCGTTTTCAGGATAGACGTGGCGTAACAGCGGCAGTGTGGGTGCCACCCTGTAAACTTGAAGTCCTTGGGGTAACGCCCGG